ACATACTTTTTATGTTACACCAACAAGCACACACGACCAAATTAGATTATTAGTAAGTAGTGTATCATCCTCATTTAGTCTTGATAACATATCAATTAAAGAAGTATCTAACGACATCGTAGGATACTGGAGCTTGGACTCTACATTTGAAACAAGTTTTGTACAGGATGAAACTACAGGAGAAACATTAGGTAGTAATGTATTATCTAATGGAGACTTTGCAAGTGGTGATTTAACAAGTTGGTCTCCAGTAAGTGGTGGTAGTGCTATGAGTGTTGTAAATAATAGCCTTGTTCATGGAGTTGGAAATTCTGGTGGCTTAAGGCAAAGCGTAACACTTACAAGTGGTGCTTTATATAAAGGTACTTTTGATATTTTAGAAATAACAGAAGGAAATAATGATAATACAACAACCCCAATTACTATATATAATTACGCGGGAAGTTCAGCTAAAGTGGCATCTACTGAATATGGTATACAAACAAATACATTTTATTTTGTTCCAGATGATAATGGAATCTGGTTTGAGTGGGGTAGTGGTGATGGATTTACAATAGATAACTTTACACTTAAAAAAGTTACCTCAAATTATGGAGAGTTAAAATAATGGCTACAACGATACAAAGCGGAAGATCAAGTTCGCCACTACTTACAGCAGATGTGGCTTCAAGAGCCGAGGTATATGGCGGTAGAGGATTGGTATTTGATGGGGTAGCAGATGGGTTACAATGTACAAGTGCGTACATACATGATAAATTAGATTCTTCTTCACATTTTACATCATCAATATGGATGAAACCTGCTGATATTACTGCAACAGAAGGAACTATTTTTAGTCAGCATGATAGAAATGCTATATCTATTATGCAACATGGAAGTGGTTATTTAATCTATTTAAACAATAATATTATAATTAACGGATTTAATAATGGTACTTTTGTAAATGGAGTATGGCATCATTTTGTTGTTACCTATGATAAAACAAATGTAAAGGTATATTTAAATGGTTCATTAATAAGCACAACATCCGCTACATATACATTAGCATCTCACTCTAATAATATTCATTATGTAGGAAATAGACAAAATGCAAATTATTTTAATGGTACTTTAACAGATTTTAAATTATTTGATACTGCTCTTACAGAGGCACAAGTACAAGAACTTTATTTAAACCCAGAAAACACACCAAGTGCAGTACAAGATAATTTAATTTGGTGGCTACCTATGATTGAGGGTAACCCAGAGAGTCCACAAAGCATTGTGTATGATCATAGTGAGAAGAAGTTGGGTAGTGAGTTACTTGTAAGTACGGGGTGGACTACTAATGATGGATGGGGATTGTCAAATGGTACATTAACATTTAATGATACTGGAAATGGTGGTACTGTTTTATCAGCATCTAATATGACAAATAGTGGGTTAGCTACAGGAACAACATACAAATTACAATATACTATTGGAGCATTATCAAGTGGTACTGCTGATATAAGAATCCAAGATAGTAATGGTAATGTTATTATTGATACTAAAAATTTAACAAATGGTTCTTATACAGAATACTTTTCTGCAACATCTACTAACAATGGTCTTGGATTTAGGTTTACAGGATTATCAAGCTCTGGAAGTTCTTGGACAATAACAGATTATTCTCTTAAAGAAGTCCTTATGGGCAACCATGCTACTACAAATTTCTTTGGGAATGAGTTATTTGATGCAGATGCAAGTACAGTAGATAGCGGTACTCATTCTTGGGTTGCTTATGCGGGTGCTACTATGACAAATGATAGTGGTGCTATAAAAGTAGTTTGCAGTACATCAAATGGGAATGGTGCTTATTTAAAATTTTCAGATGCTCTTGATTTAACGACTGATTTAACAGTTGGAACAACTTACAGATTTAGTTGTAGTGTAAAAGTAGATACAGGAGATGTAAGACTTAATATGTCAGATGCAACTGGGTTTAACTACCATGATGTTACTGAAACATCATTTACTACTAAAACAATGGATTTTGTAGCTGGACACGCAACTGATACTTTTGTTTATGTTCATAGAGGACAAAACTCAACTATTTGGCTTGATAATTTTTCTCTTAAAGAAATAGGAATATCCTCAACTGGCTTTACTACTGCTCAAAATGAACCAGTCATTCCACAGATTCCATTGGTTAGGTACACTGAAAAAGCAATATTCGATAGAAATAAAAATACTTATGTTTCTTTAACAGAGCAGACTCTTGGAGCTAATACTGCATTTACTATAGCTTTTTCATTTACACCATTTAATAATTCAGAGCATCATATGATTGGTAAAAATAGTACAGATGATACAATCAGAGTTGATACTACAGGTGCTCATAGAATTATGATAAGAATTAACGGACTTTCTGGAAGTATGGGAGGCACAGGAAATGTAAATGCAAATGAATCTCATTTTTGCGTTATAACAAGAACAACAGGCGGAGCATTTAGTGCTTATAGAAATGGAGTCAAATCTACTGCCTCATTTACTAATACATCAGATTTTAAATATCAATATCTTGGTCAATCTTTAAATGGAGCTTGGGAGTCAGATGGATTATTAGATGAGTTTTCTATATTTAACACTCATTTTTCTGATGCAGAAGCACAAGAACTATTCAACGATGGTGTCGCATTAGATGCTACTACACATAGTAAAAAAGATAACTTAATTGGCTATTGGCGAAACGATGGTGTATCTACATGGGAAGATAGAAGAGGATGGAGTTATTTAAATTTTGATGGCTCAAACGATAAAGCAGAAAATACATCTTTTACTTCTCATCAATCAGACACAGGAACTTTATCTACTTGGATTATTCCTAATGCTTTAGGAACTACTCAAAGATTTATTGGTGTAGGTGGTAATACTTCAACAGGAACTATTCGTAGTTTAGAAATACAAAGTAGTGGAGCATTAAGGTTTGTTGGTTATGGAGCAGATTGGGTAGTAACAGGAGTTACTCTTGCAGTTGGTCAATTATACCACCTTGCAGTTTCTTGGAATGGTGATGATATTGTAGTCTATGTTAATGGAAATGGATATTCTCAAACATTAGCAAGTTTAACTACACCAACAGGAACAAAATTTAAAATAGGTGAAGAAGTTTGGAGTACGGGTGACGATGCAAATATTAAATGTATTAGTGCATCTTTTTATACTGCAACTCTTTCATTATCTGAAATACAATCTATTTATAATAATGGACATCAAGTATCTGAAGTAGGAAATAGTAACATTGCTCATTATTGGAAAATGGATAATGGTAGTACAGTTACAGATTTAGTTGGCTCAAAAAATCTTACAGTTACAGGAGCTACACTTAACACAGGCAACAATGGCATAGTTGCGGGTACACCAGATGCAATCACAATTCGTGAGGGATTAAACTCTAATAAAGATGGATTAGGATTTCCGCTTACAAATCCAACAAGTAATATAGTAAGATTTAGTAGAAATGGTTTAGCAGAGCATTTAAGTATTCCAATTACTAAAGCATTTGATATTCAAGGCAGTTTTACTGTTGAATTTTGGATGAAACAACCAGATATGGGAAGTGGGTATCAGCAAGTTATCAACAGAGATGATACTACTAATAGAAATTGGAGTGTTCAAAGTATCGATGGTAAAATATCATTAGGTTATTATTCGGGAGGTTCTTTTAGCAATACGCAAACAAGCGGTACTTATGATGATGATAAATGGCATCATGTTTGTGCGATACTTACTTCTGGAACATCTGTACAGATATATGTAGATACAGTTCTTGTAAAATTAAATACTTCCTCTATCCCAACTACTATTGATAATGATCCCGCAGTTCTAAATATTGGAAAAAGAACAGGAACAACTCAATTTTTTATAGGAAGCCTTGATGAAGTAAGATTCTACAACAAAGCATTAACTGCATTTGAAGCTGATGGTTCTACACCAGAAGAAGGAGAAACTGCTACATCTGGAGAGTTAGTAAAAAATTATAAGCATGGCAAAGGAAAGCATAAAAATGACTAATACATATTTAATATTAACTAAATCAGTATATGAGGGTAAGCTACCAAGCAAACTCAAAACTGCGGATAGATTGTCTTGGAATGAGTACACTTATAAAGATGTAGAAAAGACTGGTAAAAGAATGGTAGACAAATATGATTACTACCCATCAGATGATAACACAAAAACAGAGATAAAGGCTTATATGGACGATTGTGACGTAGATTATTCATCAAGCGATACTAAGGCAGAGTTACTTGAAAAGCTCATGTTAGAGCCTCATTCTACTCCTCAAGTTGAAGAAGAGTATAAATACACAGAGCAAGAAGTAGATACTACCACATTGCAAGATCCAACTTGGCAAGAATGTGCGTTTAAACAAGGAAAACTTGGTGCCCCAAGATGGAATAAAGACAATACAAAAGTATTAGTTAAATATGAGTTAGCAATCGCTGATGGCACACACGCTCAAGTATCTGGAGTTAGTGGCATTACTGCTTTGTCTCATAGTGAATGTTTAGCTGAAATGGCAAAGGATGAATGGTCTGGTGAATGAGGATTGGAAAGATTACGTTTCTATTATAGCATTTTTATTTATAGTGCTTGGCGGTTTAATACTGCTTGGAAGTTGTGATAGTGGTTGGAGTGTAGCTGGTTATGAGGTATGAGTAATGCCAAACCTAAAACGGCAAGGTCGTATCGTGGAACCATTCTCAATGACAACGCTATTGTATCTATCAATCTTAAGTGGGCTTTTCAAGTGTTGGCTCTTGTCGCTGGGCTTGTTTATTCGTACTTACAAATTGAAAACAGAATTGGAGAGCTTGAGCGAAGAGTTGAACTTGCTGATACCAACATTGAAGATCTTGTAAGTAAGCACATAGAAGAAGAAGATAAAAAAATAACACAAATGCAAGAGCAATTAGAATGGTATCAACAAGAATTAAACTTAAATCCCTTATCTTGGGGAAAGAAAAAAAGAAGAAAGAAAAAGTGATCTTAACCGAAGATGATTTCAGTCATAATTATTTTATTAACCGAGAGTTGCGTAGAGTGCGATGAATCAGAAGCGTTTCCGCTGTATGATATGTAATAATAAATGTTTAAAGCCATATAATGGTTTATGTAAAAAATGTCAAAAAGAAGAAGTAACAGGATATAAAGGAACTGAAGAATAATGGAATTTATGGAGATATATGCAGAAGGTGGCATGATTGCCGTTTGCGGATTTTTACTTGTATATATGATTGTATCAATGCAAAAAAGAATGGGTGAACAGCAGTCTGCTCTTAAAGAACTTGAAATAGAAAACAGAGGTCAAAGTGAAACGATAGAAAACGTAGAATCTATCTTACTTAAAGTTTTAACAAGATTAGATAAATCTGATGATCGTTTAGCAATACGTTTTGATAACCTGGTAAAAGAAACTAATGATATGGATAACCAATTATCAGAAATAAAAGGTGTAATTAGCCGTCTTAATGGAAAACACTAAACCAATATCAGATAATAGCAGTTTAAATATTAGCCTTCCTATGTTGATCCAAGCAGTAGGTCTTATTGGGGCAATGGTATGGGGTTATGGTCAGCTTAATACTCGTATTTCATTTTTAGAATATCAAGTAGCTATGAATGAAGAACATATTACACGAATGGAAGAAGAAGCAGAAGCAAATCAGAATGCAGAAATACCAGCAGATATAAAGCAAAATCAACGTATTGAATATTTAGAAAAAGAATTAGATAGAATAAGAGATAATGGATAGCCTAAAAACAAGCAGTTTTAGTTTAGCACATGGAATGATCTACTGGTTAGATGTAATACCAGCTATACTAATGTGTATTATGCTCTGCTTTAATATTTACTACTTATACATAAAAACAAAAAAGATAAAGGAGAAGTAAATGGATTGGATGAACTGGTCTAATTTCGCATACCTAATGATAATAATATTGGGAGCAGTGGGAACAATGGTTGCTACTAAATACCGCATTATTGTTAAAGAAATGAAAGAGGTAGCTCAAAAGTACCATGAAGCAAATAAAGATGGTAAAATAACAAAAGAAGAACAACAAGCAATTGCTAAAGAATGCATGGATGTATTAATGGCAACTGTCAAACTTGTCTGGAAATTTTAATGGCTGAACAATACGATAACAGCGGAGCATTATTTATTAATGACCGTAAAGAAAAAGATAATCAGCCAGATTATACAGGGAATGTTGTTATTAACGGTGAAAAGAAAAGACTTGCTGGTTGGAAAAAAACTGTAAAGTCTGATCCTTCTAAGACTTTTTTAAGTCTTGCAATATCAGATTACCAGGAAAAACCAGCAGAAAGTTCTGGCTATAAAGCTACACCAAACCCAGTGGATGATGATCTGCCGTTTTAATGAAGTTTGATGACATCATTAATGAGGTCTTAGAATCAGAAGGGGGATCCAGAATAACAAAGGATCCCCTGGATGCTGGTGGTACTACTAAGTATGGTATATCTCAACGTGCTTATCCCAAACTGGATATAGAAAAATTAACAGAACAAGAAGCAAAGAATATATACCACTTAGATTACTGGATCCCATCAAAGGCCAGTAAGGTACCCGCACAGATCCGTGAGATCTATTTTGATATGGTTGTAAACTTTGGGCAAAGATCTGCCGTAAAAGTATTGCAACAGGCTTGTAATGGTAAGAATACTTATGATATAAAGGTAGATGGTTTAATTGGCAATGCTACTATTGGAGCTTGTAAAAACCTGGAGCCAGATAGATTACGTGCTTACCGTGTTTTAAAGTTTGCACGTATTGTGATCAAGAAACCAAGCCAGGAACGATTTTGGTTTGGCTGGTACCGCAGAGCATTGCGTATATAATGTCACATTAATTATGTGACACCCCGCTGTAAGTTCAACAATATATATAACGAATTTTGGCTACGGACCAGAAGGTTGTGGGTTCGAATCCTACCAGGCGTACCGAGGAGAAACCTACCTTAATTGGTGGGTTTCTCTGTTTTTATAAGTACCTAAAATAGCTACTATTAATAGAGATAGAGATATATTGAATGTGACAAAAATGTGACAATATTATAATTGATTAATAAGTGGAGATAACTTATGCACATTTACATGAACGTATTGAGCTGTTACGCTGTCTGCTTTATGACCAAGTAAACATTTAGTTTCCCACCTGGTAGCACCTAACTCTTCTAAATGAGTAGCAAAGCTATGGCGTAAAGTATGCAGATCTCCATGTCCTATAATTTTTTTTAATCTCTCTCTGGAGTTACCAATACTATTAGGATTCATAATATTAAATATGTCCATTGTTTGCAGATCTTTATGTAATGGTACTACTACAACTCTTGGCTCATCATATGTTTCTGTTTTATTTTGATTAACTTCTAAAAACTTACCATTGATATTATCTATTGTAAGAGTGCATCCATCTACAGCACGTAAACCAGTTTTATATAATACAGACCACAGTTTTTTATCGTGATCTAAATACGCCTCATTTATAGCATATTTAATTTCTTCCCTGGTGTATGCGGTACGTGGTCTAACTTTGAATCGTTTAGGGCGTATAAGTCCTTTCTCTGGGTTTTTAAGCAGGTATCCCATAATAATCATCCATTCACACCAATTATTAATAGCTTTATGATCTTCTATAATTGTTTTAGGAGACTTACCCATTGTTTGGCGTTTGGCATAATACTCTTGAAGTAAAAACGATGTCATATGTTTATTAGTAATTCCAGGATGATTTTGCATAAACATATTTAATGCAGATTTAATTGAGCTGTACGTAGATTTTTTTTTGTTCTGCTGTAGTACCTCTAAATATTGATGGTATGGTATTTTAAGATCAATTGAAGAAATACTTACACCAGCATTACGCAGTGCTAATTCTTCATCCCATTTAGATTTAATTGCTTGAGCTACTCGTTTATCTTTAGTGCCAGTTGATTTCTGTGTCCTATGTGGTGGCGTACCAGAAGTATACCACCAATAAGGACTTCCAGATCTTTTATAGATACGGCTCAAGAGTTATTATTCTTTATCCCCATTTACCCAATAATACATACAAGTTACTTTTTCTTCTGCTCTTTTATATAATAAATCAATATTATAACACTTATATTGACCATCTTTTGCCATCCACATCATGTGATCCCATTTTAAATAATGATAATCTGTTTTAATACCTTTTAATGTTTGACTGCATAACCTTTTTTTTGAATCTGGATGATAGCGGTTAATCCAAGCATCACTACCATTTTCTTCATTCAAAATAGGCACTATCTCATCATATGAATATCCAGTCATGCTAAAATCGCCAAATATTTTAGTATCTAACCATGAATCAGTTTCTGCTTTATATGTACTTACAGTTTTAAAATGATAGGCTGGTTTAGAATTAATAATTTTTTTATTGTCATCCTTTCTTTTTAATTCTTTTTCTAATTGTATTATCTTTTCTTTTTGTAGCTCGATTGTTTCTCGCTGTGCTATTATCGTGTATTCCACGCTTTCCTCGCTTTCTGTTTCTGTGCCACTACCCTTTAGATGCCCTTCAAATTTTTGTCTTTGTATATCATAATGTTTACAATACCAGTTTATATAACTAATAGGTATCACTTTTCTTGATTTGGCAACCGCCAAAGACTTGCGGTCTATCCCCATATATGTAGCTACTTCGCTATCAAAACGTAATCCCTCACGTTTCTTTATTACTTCTATTAACTCAGAGATATTTGACATAATATAATTTTTATTGTTATTGCATTGTAATCTTTTTGTTGTATATATTCCAATAAGGTAAATAAATAATTATTAAGCATATTAAGAATATTACAACAATAAGGTACCAAAAAAAATTTAAAATGACAAGATATTTAAAACATACAGAAGTAGCAAAGAAATTAGGAGTCACAAACAAGGATGTGATTCTCAAGATAAAGTCTGGTGAAATACCAGCGGTAAGATTTTCCAGGAAGATATTTTTAATTGAGACAAACAGCCTGGAGAATTTTATTAATAATAAAAGTGTGCAAGTACGCACACTGTAATAAAACAAGAAAGAAGGAAGAGAATGCAAAATAGAGAAAATAACCTAACATTAAATGATGTAACACAGCGTGTAAAAGAGGGCATATATAATAAATATGGCTTTTACCTCAATGAAGGCAATCTATATAATATTTGCAAAACTGAATTAGAAAAACAGTATAAGGGTAACTTATATAGTCATATAAATACAAGTCAGACTTGGATTAATAATGCAAATTTTTTTGACAGTTTGCACGTTGAAAATCTTATAGATGTTATAAATGAATATTACGATAAAAAAGGTATAACACCAGAAAGAAAGCCACTTACTCATCTTGAAATTTTAGAAGGTGTTAATAATCTTTTTGATAATTCATATCAACAATATCTTAGATCTTCCAAGCATTTTGATGCTCAGTATAACAGAGATCAGTTAGAACAGATACATGATTATTTTTATAGTCAATTGGGTGGTAGTAACACAGAAAAATTGTTAGCTGATAAACGCAGAAAAACTCAAGGGGGTAAGTAGGATGGAAATAATAAAGAATCTTAAAGATATTCAATTTCAATTTGATACACCCATTACTATCAGTACAAAGAAATCTATTGATGGAAAGTATGGCGAAAAGTTCAAGGCATATCCAATAGGTGCAGTTACACTTCCAGATGGATCAGTTGAATTAGAATATTGTCTTAAATCACATAAAGAAGAAACCAAAGATGATTTATATGAAATAGCTCACAGTCGTTATACAAGAGTACATATAAAGCATATATCTTTTAGACATTATCAAGGGGGTAACTAATATGCCATACCCATTAGGACACCCAAAAAGATTTGTCTCAACCCGCTCAAACGCATCTGGCTTACCTCTTCCTTCTTGTGCAGATGCCAGGACTCCGCAGTCTAATGAGCGGGAAGCATTAGAGTGTCAGCATAACGACACAGAATATCAGCCCTATGAACCCGAAGTTAACGCTCCCGAATGCCTTTCGTGTGTGGATTGTGGGGCTGATTTACCTTTAGAAGGAGAGAGTATATAATGAAGAACTGGGAAAAGAAATTCGATAAAGCATTTGATCGTTTAGGTATGCTTTGTGAGGTGTATCTGATCACGTTGGTAGCTATGGTAATTATTGTAAATATATGGAGAGCAATATGAGAGAGCCAATAAAACAAGAAGGATTAGATCTGGATCTACGTAAGTCCTATATCGGTACCAGTGAATGGGCAGTTGTTGCTAAACAGCACAACAAATATAAAAGCCCACTCGATGTATGGAACGAGAAATTATTTGGCTATGAGCCATATGATAATATTAGGCTTCGTCACGGCAGAGATATTGAAGGTATGGTTGCTAAGTGGGTAGAGGAAGATATAGATGTAATTGTTTCCATAGATCCATATGTACGTTTTCATAAAGACTATGATTTTCTGGCTACCAACTTAGATGGTGTTATTCATTTTAAAGATGGAAAGCCAGATGCAGTATTAGAAATTAAGACAGCATCGCAAAATGCTAAAGACACTTGGGGTGGTAAGATACCTATTCAGTATTATACGCAGATACAAGGGCAGATGCACATCACTGGAATGAAGTATGCTTATGTGGCCTTACTTACCTATGGCTATGCTGGTATAAGCGGTTTTAACATATATAAATACGAATACAAGCCAGAGTATATACAGCCTATTATAGATGATTGTGTAGCATTCTGGAATAATCACGTAGTTACCCAGGAACCGCCAGAGGCTTTAACCGATACTGATATTAAGCAAACATATCCAGAGGCTAATGGTGAGTCTATGATTGCAGATAGTAAGCTGATCGAAAGGTTTGAAACACTCAGACAATTCAAGGAAACAAAGAAGCAGTTAGATGAAAGTATTAAAGACCTTGAGATAAAAATCAAAAAATCCATTGGTCATTACGAATCTGTTAATGATGGGGAGCGTACTATTGCAACGTATAAAAACAGTAAGCCACGCACCACATTTGACCGTAAAACTTTTCAAACAGAAAACCCGAAGATGTATGATAAGTATCTACAAGAAGGCAGTAGTTATCGCACACTTCGTATTGCAAAGGAGAGCAAATAATGAAAGATAAAATGGGAATTTGGAATGCTGTATGTACTACAGATCCAAAATATACTAAAAAAGTCAATCAACGTGGTGGTTTCACTGCTATTGATGCACAATATCAGATTCAAACAGCTACAGAAATGTTTGGTGCATTTGGTATGGGATGGGGCGTGAAAGATGAGACATTTAATATCATTGATAGCATGGTTATATATCAAGCTATTCTATGGTATGTAGTTGATGGTGTTGCAGATGAAAATGAAATACCAATACATAGCTCATTAGCTGTTAAGCCAGATTGTATTAAATCAGTAGCTACAGATGCTTTAACCAAAGGGCTGTCTAAACTTGGTTTTAATGCAGATGTGTTCTTAGGAAAGTTTGATGATAATAAATACGTGCAAGAGCAAAATACTATTAATAATGATGATGGTAGTGGCATACCTAATGGTGAAGATGTTCTTCTCTGGCCATACGGTAAACATAAAAATAAACCTATAACTGCATTAAAATATGATTATTGTGAATGGGCTTTAGAGAATCTTGATGCATTAGGTAATAATACTAAAGTGCTTAATGCATTGAAAGCACATATGCAGTCACTTTCATAGGTAGATGAATACATGGCGGGATCTTATAAAGGCATACTCATTAGCTCAATTGGATTATCCAGAGGGGTTAGGGTTGCACAGAACATTAAAAGTAAAGGTTCGACAAATGGATTGGCGTTCATTAAATGAGATCCCGCTGAAAGAATTACAATTATTAATCAAAACACTAAGAGAAGAATATGGCAAACTCAAAATTAGAGAAGATTCTGGAGAATCAATCAGACCAGACACCGATCCGCATAAACGAAATGATCGTATCAAGAATAGAAGAAAGATTTGATATTGGGAAAAAGAAGTACGGTGATACTCTTAGTTTAAATGATAAAAGAAATTTTTTAAAAGAAGCAATAGAAGAAGCGTTGGATATGAATGTGTATCTAACAGCTTTTTTAATACAGATCGAATCAGCTTTAAAGAACAGACCATCAAACGAGATCAGCGTAGATGAACTTGTATTAATTATGGATGGCCTGGGCAAACTTATTATGTCAGAAAAAGAAAACCATGATAAGACCAGAGTACAAAAAGCACAGCAGTTAATGGATCGCTTAACTGAGTATGCGGATGCTCATTTCAGAAGTAAGCAGAAATTATAGTGCTACATACCAAAACCACATACCAAAGGAACCACAACAATGGAACTTATTATCAATGGGAAACCTATTGCTTTAAAAAGGCATAAGCATACCACCCGCAATGGCAGGATCTTTAATTATGATCCATCAAAAGCCGATAAAGCTAATTTTTTAAAGAAAGTCCAAAATTTGGCTCCCGAGGATCCTCTATATGGAGCGATCTCGGTATCACTTGAGGTTTACCTTGTTAGACCTAAAGCCCATTTCGGAACTGGTCGCAATAGTAAAATACTAAAAGATAACGCTCCAAAATACCCCATAATAACGAGTAAAGAAAATGCAGACATTGATAACTATATCAAGTTTGTATTTGATGCATTGAATGGCGTTTTTTATAAAGATGATGGTCAAATAGTACATCTTGAAAGCGTCAAAGAATATTCCACAGAACCAAAAACCATAGTAAGGATATACCCTTATGAGTCTTAAAGATAAACTGCCAGTATCCAGGAAAAGATACGAAAAAGAAATAAGTGAGCTTAAAAAGAAAAATGATGAGCTACTTGAAGCAAATGCAATCTTTGCGGTCAAATTACGCAGAATAATGAACTTAATCGGAAAGCTGAAGGCAACCCCGCCTATGAGTAATGTACGCTTTATACAAAATGTTAAGGATGTATTTGAGAAATGAAAAAAGTATTAGCTCTTAAGCTCAAAGAAAAAGCAGATCAGATCGCTTACAATTTTAGTAGGCCAGACAGGGAGAAGAATACATTTAAAGAAGTATTTGAAGTAAAGAAGATACATCCATTAAGTGAGTCTACGGCCATAATTGAGTTCCAAAAAAATACAGGCAAGGTTGGTATCGCCTTTTGTTATTGGATCAATATGCGTGGGGGTATGTGGCAGTATTTCTTCCCTACATATGATCACTGTGTAGGTGCAGAGAAGATCAGAGACATATTGCACGGTATAGAGATAGATAACTTTGATAAGAATTTCCAGGATGGTTAAAAAAGTAAACTCCTCACATATTGGTTTTTGCGGTGAGCTTTTTGTGAAGCATCATATCTTGCAGAACTATCCAGAATACAACGTATATGAGCCAATGATCGATGGTGGCGTAGATCTGATCGTAGAGAGAAGAAAAAAAGAATTTATAAGAGTACAAATTAAAACCATTACAGATATGAAAACAGATACAGCTATAGAGGTCAGACTGCATAAGTATGTTAAAAAAGATCTTATTGATGTTGTTGCTGTTTATTATGTCAAAAAAGGGTGGGTGTGTTTTGTGCCGTATAATAATGAAGCAAGTATAAACCTGGCATTGAAGCCAAGTAAGAATAACCAAACAAAGAACAGAAGGTTCTTTTATCAATACATGGAGTTCCCCTATGAATAAAGATAAACGTGGCTGGATACGGCTACAACGAAAAATAAGAGATCACTGGCTATGGGATAACAAAGAAGTTAAATCAAAGTTTGAAGCCTGGATGGATCTACTAATGATGGCATCACATGAAGAGCGATCAGTTTACATGAAAGAGCAGTTAGTTGTAATCAAACGTGGTGAAGTATGCTGTAGTTTGAACACATTTGCCAAGCGGTGGAAGTGGTCAACAGGCAAGGTTAGGCGTTTCATATCTGTACTCAAAACCGACACGATGGTAGTACAGCAAACGACACGAGTTGCGACACACCTAAGTATCTGTAACTACGACACTTACCAGGGTGGGCGACACGCAGACGGTACCTCAGACGGTATGTCAAACGACACGCAGACGAAACGAGAACGGTACACAGAGAATACATTAGAAACATTTAAAGAATTAAAAAAAGAAAAAGAAATAGCTTCATCTGATTATTTAGAAATTTGGAAAAAAGTCTATCCACGTTTTGGATACCAAGAGATGCAATACGCTGGGTATACAAGTTTCATTATCCAGGCTTGTAAGCGTTTAGGAACAGATACAGTGAACAAATGTATTGATCGATTTTTAAAGGACAGAGAAAGCAAGATCAAGCAAATCAGATATTTATTTGAAGAAGGCATAGATCAGTATTTAGTAACAGATAAAAAGATCCAGGAGCAAGTAGTAGTAAAAGAAAAGATATTTAACTGCTATGAGTGCGGAGCAGAAAAAAGAAGTAAAGAGGATAAACTGCCACCAGATCAGTTATTTCATAATTGCGATATGGAAGGTGAGTTTGTACCAGCATGGGAGTATAAGGCAAAGATAGCAAAACAGAATCCACAGCCTAAAGCTCCTACTGAAGAAGATAATATTAACAAAGTAATGCAAGAGATAGGATGGCCAAATGGGTAGCATATTAGATGATTATATCGAAGGTAAGTTTACCAGGTATAGTAATAAACAGATCAAAAAGAATAAGACTGGTAGAAGTCACGTAAACGAAACAAGTCAATACAGGGCAGACATTGCAATCAAGGCTTGTCCAGATTGTAAACGCACCTGGGAACAAGCAATTAATTCAAAATCAATTATCAGACACCCAAGAGGAACCATACCTACCTACGGTAAGAAAAAAGAAAAGTGTCCTATTTGTTAGATATATAACAAAAAGATAACATCCACTATTTACCGTTATTTAATTTATACCCATATTCTACCCAAATATGGATCTAACAACTTTTATAATTCAGAGCTTTATCACTCTCATTGCCTTCATCATGGGGGCTTTTGTGTACCATAAGGGAACTATGGTCAAGCCCCCGCTCTCCCTGGATCTACGTAAACCAGAAATTGACAGACAGCCCGAATGGGATCAACTGTGATTCTGGAATTTCCATATGAGTTTAGTGACTTTGAAGATAAGCAAGAATTGTGGTCTTTGATGGCTATTAGTGCGTTACGTGCTGGGCTTCTTACAGATCAAATAATTATAGCATATGCGTAACGAATCCAAGCTCACTGAAAAGCAAAAAATGTTCTGCAAAGAATATATTGTTGATTTAAACGCAACTCAAGCGTGTATACGAGCAGGATACAGCGAAAAAACCGCAAAAGAAATAGGTAGTCAGAACTTAACAAAACTTAACATACAAGAAGAGATAGCAAGGCTAATGAAGAGCCGTGAAGAGCGGGTAAAACTAACAGCAGACAAAGTATTAGAAGATATAGAACGAGTACGAACACTGGCAGAAGGATCAGAGCAGTACAATGTCAGTTTAAAAGCCAGTGAACTCCAGGGGAAGCACCTGGCAATGTTTACAGATAAACAGCAGATCAACGGACAGATAGAGCTACCAAAAGTAGAGATTGTTTACACAGATGAGTAAGTTCGTTTTAAACCCAAACCAATCAAAATTTGATAGTTGTGATGAACAAGTAATTGCATTCTTTGGTGGTATTGGTAACGGTAAAACCTTTGCAGGTATTTTAAAAGGCATTAAAAGGGTAATGAACCCTAAAAACCCGCCACAGCTTGGCATGATAGCCAGGCAAACTTATCCAGAGCTTAGAGATAGTACACAAAGAACATTCTTTGAAATATGTCATATGATGGGAATGCTTCCAGAAGTGCATTATGAATACAGAAAGCAAGAAAACAGAGTAAAATTTGTCAATGGACATGAGATCATATTTAGATCATTAGATGATCCAGCGAAGTTATTATCAATCAATTTAGGCTGGTTTTATATTGACCAGGCTGAAGAGGTCAGCGAAGAAGTATTTTTAACTTTATTAGGGCGTTTAAGAGCCGTATCAGATCCACAATGCTGGATCACTGGTAACCCACTTGGACATAACTGGATCTGGCACCGTTTTATCCATGATCCAGTACCTGGTAATATCATATTTAACGCAAAAACAGAAGAGAACATACACAACTTACCAGAGGGGTATGTAGATTCATTAAAGAACAATTACAATGAGATCTGGATCAATAGATACCTCTATGGAAGCTGGGATGCGTTTGAAGGGCAGATTTATCCAGACTTTGAGCCAAGTATCCATGTAAAGAATCATTTTACTGTAGCACCAGAGTGGAGAAGGTTTATTGGTATTGATCATGGTAGAACAAACCCAACAGCGGTATTGTGGGGAGCTGTAGACCAGGATGATATTTTATACATTTATAGAGAGCATTACGAAGCAGGTCAAGATGTAGATTACCATGCCAGGGCTATCCAAGCACATTTAAACGAAGGTAGGTACGAAACATATGTTATTGATCCATCTACTGGAGCTGGTAAGAAAGATGATCCAGAGACTATTGGTAACCGTTACAGACAGCTAAAGATACCAGTAATTAACGCAAACAATGATGTACAAGGTGGTATAGACAAGGTTACAGAGTATTTCAAGCATGGAAAGATATTCATACATAAAA